AGCTTATTACTATTATACTATCAACGTCAATATGGAAATAACTAATTAAATATGATAGAACTTGCAATATTTGGAAAAAAGGAAAATTTTACCAAAACAAACGGAGATTCAGTAGTTGACCTAACTAGGCGAAGCATTTCATTTAGAGGAGTAACTGTGAATCAAGGTAAAACTTACGTGGTTGAAGAAGGTTTACAAATGAGAGGCGACCTGATCTCTAAGATATTTTATCAAACTTCAGGTTTGTTATGTCTTCTTTTAAAGTACAATGGAATTTCAAATCCATTTGCGATTGACGTAAATGATATTTTTAGAATGCCAGACGGCTCAGTGCTATCGTCAATGCTAGCAACTCCGGATAAACTAAACGGTTCAGATAATAACTGGACGACTTCAACCAGAAAGAAGAAGAAGCCTCAGTTCATTAGCCCTGCGACAAAACAAGATCAAAAACGACTTGAATATTTGGCTATCAAATACGGAACAGCTGTGGCTCCGACTACGGCGGCTAAGGATACGTCAGTTAAGATAGTGAACGGGAAAGTTGTATTTGGTTCAGGAGTTACGTCAATCAAAAAGGAGGATTGCCCTGATCCAATTTCAAGAACCAAGCTTTTGACTACCTTATTAAAAAATAAAATTAATGGCTAATGGGATTAGAGAGCATAATTCTTACTAAGATTGAACCTAAGCTGACTCCTCCAAGTCTTGACATCCTTGATTTAGAAAAACCGGACGGCGAAGTTCAAAGAACTCCAGATCGCACAGGTTACGCATCTCAACTTGGAAAGAAGTCACCGTTGATTAAAATAGGAAATGCTAGAATTCCATCAACTGATATTATATCGACTTCAATATACTATGATGAATTGATTCCTAAAATACATGTGAGCATTTTTGATTCATCTGGAACATTCACGTCAGTTACGTTTCCTAAAAAGAATCCGCTATTGACAATCTACATCGCAAGGAGTCATTCAAAGTTAAATGAGCTTTGTCAAACGTTTTTAATAACGGATATTCAGTCAATGCCAATGGGTCAATCGATAACTCGATATGATTTTTATGGCGAGCTGTACATTCCTAAACTGAACGGTAATTTCGTGAAAGCCTATTCTAACATGACGTCTCAAGAAGCTTTACAAAAAATAGCTAGGGAACTTCAAATTGGATACGCGTCAAATGAAGAAACTTTTGATGATAAAATGACATGGATTAATCCAAACTTGAATTATAAAGCCTTCATTAAAATGATAGCTGATCATAGTTTCAAAAACAAGGACACGTTTTTTGAATGTTTTATTGATCGATACTACACACTCTGCTTGGTAAATGTAGAAAATCAATTCAAGCCGTTTGATAGTGATAAGGATATTCCGCTAGGCTATGCGGCAACCTCAACTGAATACGCGGATTTAAGTTTAGCAAAAGATGCTTCAGATAGCCTTAGTATCGATTCGCAAGTTCCAATAATCTTGACGAACGGCTCAAATCTTGATGCTGGCTCAGACTTTACAATCGTAGAGTACTCAATGATAAGTGAAAATGGCAGCATTTTACAAAGATCAGGTTTTAGAAAACGCCTGCAAATGTATCAACACGGAGAAGAAGAGGCTCTTAAAGACTGGTTCGTTGAACCGCTTTCGACAATATCGCCAAACGGTGATCAAGTGCACCAAACTCCAGATCTCACTGACTATACGGATGCCGGTAACGAGATTGTTAAATGGATGGGAACCGATTATGGAAATAGTCATCTAAGCTATAAGTACGCAAAACTTGTGAATCATCATAATCGTGAAGAGACTGAAAAGAACCTGTTACGAGTCAAGCTTGACGGTATCAATCACAATATCAGTAGAGGTGCTAGATTGGCAGTTGACATTTACGGAGATCGTTTAAAAAGAGCAAGCGATGACTCGGCTAAAGATGAGCAGGCAACTGAAGATAGTCAACAGGACAGAGAAAAAACGGGCAGAGATACCGCGTCTGCTCAAATCAAGGATGATTATTTAAGCGGTGCGTACTACGTGAAAGGAATTTCATATCATTACAATGCAGCAGCTGAACCTCGTCAGAAATTTTCAACGGTGATGGTATTAAGTCGGCGTAGTTGGTTTCCTGAACCTAAAATGGAAAATAAAATTTAATAATAATGGCTCAATTAATAAATGGACCTAAGAGGTATAAACAGTTTGTAAAGAGTGCACTATCTGATGTACAGGACCCGATTTTTCTAACCTTTGATCTTGATTTTTTTCCAAATCAAGCCACTCCCGAGAGTGACTGGTTAACTACAGTACCCTCAACTACCGGAGACGGTTTATTTTGGGATAATTTACTGAGACCTACCAGAAAGGGAACTGATCTTAACACAAATTACGCTAACGTTGAATGGCCTGCACAAGATTGGCTAAACACATACGGTTCAGGTTGGACCAAAAAGACCAGTTTTTATTTGGGAGCAGCAATCGCCCAGTTGCAAAAACTGCAGGAGTCTCCATGGTATTTTCAGTCAATTCAAGGAGTCGATCAATTATGGAAGGCCACAATGAGAATGAAGGAAGGCGATATGAAAGCTGAAATTACAATTAACTGTCTTGATTCAATTGAACAGCCTCTACTTAAGTTCGCAGAATACTATCGTAAAGCAATTTATGATTCAGATAAAATGTGTTACACTCTACCGGATAACCTAAGAACTTTCGATATGACAATCACGCTATTTGAAATTAGGGATATTGATGATCGCTCGGCTAATTTAGCAAGCGGGCTACACCAAATAAAGTACAGACTGCAAAGATGTGAATTTGATTTCTCAGAGACGCTTGGCGGCGCAACCAGCGGTAGTGAAATTAAAGCCTATATTGAGGATAAACCGTTCACGACGTCTTTCAAGATACGAGCAGGCTGGGTTTTAGAAGAGTCAGAAGAGTCATCGGATTCGGATTACCATTCACTAGGTATTTTTTCGGGCCTTGCGAGTTCACTCGAGGGTAGAGCTCAAAGGTTCTTATCCAGTGCAGCAAGACTTCCAGCTAGACTCATCGGAGACCTAACTAACCGATTACAGACTGGTCTTGAAACCGCGTTAGCTCAAAATGTGTATAATAGAAGTACGGAAGTTCTTGGAACAGGTCAACTCTTTGGAAGGCGCTCGCCAGTTGGGCCAGTTGGAGGTCAAGGAGTCAATGATGATGTTTATCCAGGAGCTGACACTAGTAAAATAATTGGAGACGGAGCACTAGGAGACGTTTACCCATAATTAATATATGATAACTTCAAATAATGAAATTGTAAAAGATCAAAGCGGTGCAGAATTAATTGTTACCAAGTACTTGGGAGAGGTGGTTGATGTGAAGGATCCATTGAGAGAAGGCCGTTGCCGAGTCAAAGTTTTCAGCATATTTGATAATTTGCCGGTTGAGGATATTCCATGGGCAACACAAATGAAAAAGCCCACTTTCTTTGGGCAGTACGCAAAGGCTGGATCAATTTCAATTCCCAAGAAAGGTTCAATCGTTGAAGTTGTTTTCAATAATGGAAATCTCTACTCGCCGGAATACGGTCAAATCCAAGAGATTGGAGACGATATCAAGGAGGCTCTGCAGTCCAGCACGGATTACGAGTATGAGGGAGCTCACTATATTCTATTTGATGGAGATGAACATATTAAAATATACTTCACTAAAGGTAGGGGACTAACCTTGGAAATGAAGGACTCCTACTTGACAATTGATCAAAATTCAAAGATTGAAATTTATCATAAGGACGGGCTGTCATCAATGGAATTTGATGGAAACGTTATCAACGTGCAAAGTTCATCTCAAGTAAACGTCACGTCTAATGTAGTAACACTAGAGGGTCAAACCGTAAATATTAACGGTCAATTAACGAATATTGGTGCAAATGCAAAGGCCGAACATGCCGTAATGGGAAATACTCTATTTGAAATATTGGTGACTCTAGCCTCGGCACTCGATGCTAAAATGCCAAGCACGCCTGGTGCAAACTCAGCATACGTTACTTCTATGCTACCTAAATTATTATCGGGTACCGTTACGGTAGGAATGTAAGTCGAAGAGATCTTCGCATTCAGTTAATATCAACTCCTTATTTAAACCGCTTAGAGAATCTCCAAAATGGATTGCTCTAAACTTAAGTTCCTTGGTTTGCTTGGCATGTGCAATGTCCTCAGCCAAGGTCGGCAGATCTTGCCTATTTCTAAAGTATCGACTTGAGGCTTGGTACTTGCCGAGCAGGTCTTCCCTAACCATTTCCATGTGGTGCATCGTTATCACATCACGCTCAAAAACTCTAGATCGGGTATACGCATCATCGGTAACTCCACGAGTTGGATCGACATCAGAGAACATGAACTGTAGTGAATGGTGGCGACTCTTTGAGCCAATCTCATAAATAAAAGGCACCTTGAATTTAGAATAGCCTTGATGCAGAGTAGGGGTCAAGTAGTTTATGTAACGAACTGCCGTTGCCTGTAACCGGTCTTGAACTATTTGGCGTTTTGCCTCCTCAAACTGTTCCTTGATATAGAACTCATCCGCATCCATTGAAGTATAATGAGTTGCTCCCAGTTCAAGAGCTTTATCCAAGCAACTTTGCCGCTTATCACATTCATATTTTTTAGCTCGGATCACATCGTCCGGTTTAGTTAGGGATGATGGAATGAATTTTGTGAATTCCATTATTACGTCAATTAGACCGGTCTCCTTGAGCCTCTCTAGTGTGGGCACCAGCAGTGGAGAGCACTGAGTACCTCCCCATGATACTGTCTGGTAAGAGACAATCACGATATCAACACATTCTCGGATTGAGCGAATTGAGGCTTCTAGAGTTTCAAGCCCATCAAATACACCGTAACCTACTGCAAGTTTCATT